CACCTCATGTTAAACAGTGTTTTTCTAGTGGTGCGTATGATAAAGAAGACTTTATAGAGAATTCTAATAATTCTCCTACATTGTTTCTAGGAATGGAATGTTATGATAATGATGATAGTTGGGTATGTCGAATTGATAAAAATGTTTTATGTTTGACTGATGAGGAAATCAATAAAATTGCTGAATATGATAAGAAAAAGAAAACAGAAGATTATAAGCGCAAGTTAGAAGCTGAGAAAGCAAGACAAGAAAAGCAGAAAAAAGAAATTGAAAAAAAGGAATATGAAGAGTATTTAAGATTAAAGAAGAAGTTTGAAAAGGAGTAAAACTATGCCTGTAGATGAAGTAAATAAAAATATGAAATATGAGTTATTAAAGAATAATTTTATTGAATATAAAGGAAGAAAATTATATAGAATTAGAGCCTTAAAATCATTTTCTGATATTAAATGCGGTGATATAGGTGGTTATGTTGAAAATGGAAAAAATTTATCACAAAATGGAAATTGTTGGATATATAATAATGCAAAAGTTTATGATGATGGTAGGGTTTTTAATAATGCTATAATTAAAAATAATGCAGAAGTATTTGATAATGCTTCAGTATTAGATAATGCTATAATACAAGATAATGCAATTTGCTATGATAATTCTGTAATTTATAGAAATGCTGTTTGTGGTATTGATACAAAAGTGTATGGACATGCAGTAATTTATGAAGGAACCTATTTAAATATCAATATTAATTCAGATATTAAACGTGATGAAATAACAGCTGCTTATGAAAAAGAACAGCGAGAAAGAATATCTAATAAAAATGTAAAAAGTGAATCAAAAGATAAAGGTTATGATATTTATATAGATAACGAAAAATTTCATATAGATGAAGATGGGACAATGTTTACTGAATCGGCTTGGAATAATTTATTAGGGTGATGTACCAAGAAAAAAGAATACGAACAGTATTTAAGATTAAAGAAGAAGTTTGAAAAGGAATAAAAATGGAAGCTTTAAAAGAAATACATGAATTTATTACAGATCCGTCGTATGCAGATGATGATGCAATTGGATGTACTTTGACTATAATTGCATTTGTTGGTATAATTGGATGGATAGTTATAGGATGTAATATAGCTATTGGATGGATTGTACCAGTAGCATGTTATTTGATTGCTGCATTATGTGGATTTATATGGTATTATATTGATAGTAAGCATATAATTGCGCATTATGCATATTTCTTGATTATGTTAACATTGAGTGGATGTGGTATATTTGCTATTCCATTATTGTTAGCATTTGGAATATTGACAATGCCATTATGGATTGGAAAGGTTATAACATTCTGGAAGGAATTGAAGTAAATGTGGGCTTTGGTTTTATTCACTGTATTTGCAAATACGCAAGCTGGTGCTTGGGATATTCATAGAGGCACATCTACTGTTATTTCTGGATTTAGCAGTAAAGAAGCATGTGAAAGTGCTGGTAGAGAGTTTAAAACAGATAAATTAGCTACTGGATGGCCAAGTTGGGAAGAAAGACAAAAAATTAGATTAAATCACAGATTTCAATGTGTGGAGATAAAATGAGAAAGTGGAGAATATCATATAGAGCAATTCATAATCTATATGTGCCAGAATATAGAGATTTATTATTTTGGCATGAAATGGATATTAGAGAAGATGTCGATAATTATCTGAGAGATATGGGAATTAAGAAGACTACAATATCTCGAGATGATATGGAATACTATTGGGGATTTCATACAATAGATGATGCTATATGTGCTATTAGAGAGCATGATAGAATGAATAAATTAAAATCAAAAAGAAAGAATAAAATATATTATTTGACAGATAATTATAAGGTAAAGCAAGAATGAAACCAGAAATAAAAGCACAAATAATTGAACATTTGAAGTTATTGATTCCATTGGTAATAACTTTATTGTTTGGATTGTTTTTGTATTATGTTATGACGCATGATACGAGTACACCAGAATTAGACAAGAAAGTAAGTTATTACAATGAAAAATTAAATGATGCAATTCCTGATTGGGCGGATATGAGTCAAATGTATATTCACTATGATTGGGATAAGATACAGAAAGGAGAATTTCCAAGAAAATAAAGAAAGAGAGTCGATTAAGACTCTCTTTTATTTTATATGGTAAATTTATTAGTAAGGCTTTTTAGGTTCAAGTTTTCCTGTTTTGACTAATTCTTGGAAAGACATATTCTTTTCAACACCATAATATAGATAACTAGGTTTGAATAAATATGTTTGACCATTGACTTCTAGGAAAGTACCTTTTTCTTGTCTTTCACCTTCGTCTTCATAAGTCATGTGGTTTATAACTTTCTGTGTATAGTAGCTATTATATACTTGAACATCATCAGTGTTTAATAGTTGTTTGAAATAATTAGCTACAATTTCTCTGGATTTTTTATTTGTTAGAATATAACCAGTATTTAGAGCATCTAAAACAGCTTCTTTATCTACAGTATTATCTTTAAGATCTTCTGCATTGAATACCTGACGTTGCATTCCTGGACGTCTAGTTTCTTTTAGAAGTTTATATCCGTGTTCGCGTAATTCTTGTTTTGCTTCAGATAAATTCATTATTGACTCCTATTATAGCTTCTTTAATTCAAAGATATACTGTTTTAGAGCTTCTGCGACGATTTTTGATGTTTCTGCATTACCTTTATTAGCTAATTTCTTATCGAATTCAGCTTTTGCTCGGTCAATAGAAATTTTCTTTTCAATTAATAGACCAGATTTTTCATCTAAGACCCATTTTGCAGATTCATTAACTGCATCTACATAAGCATCAGGACAAGATGGCATATAAACAGCATCAATAGTGATTAGGTTATAGTCATCACAAACAATAGATTCATTTGTTAAATTACCAGTACCTCTTGTAGAAACACCCATTTTAATTCCATCAAGAATTAGTCCTTGAAGTAATTGTCCCATAGGAGTGTGAGTACAAACACGAGCTTTACCCATACCATAATTACCATCCATAGTTAATTCAGTAATAAGGATTGCTGCACGTTCTGGATTGATTTCACCTGTTTCTGGGTGGTTTAATTCACCTACAGACTGACAAGTTTTAATCAAATCTTGATACTTTTTAACTTCTCTTTCGATAATGTGTAGAGGATAAATTCTACCATTACGGTTTTTCTTTTCTGCTCCAATAAATGGACCAGTAATATACAATGAAGGAGTCTGTTGACCTTCATGTGCTTCTTTAAGAATTGTGATGTCTTCAACGTCACAATTTTCATTTAACAATTTCTTTGGTTGTATAACTTCCATTTTTATACCTCGTATAAATATAACTAGTTTATAATATATTTATACAAAATGGAAGAATAAAATAAAAGAGAGCTTTTCGCTCTCTTTTTAATTAAAAAATTTTGAAGGTTTTGTGACCGCTCTCATTGCTTCCTCAGACCAACCGTCTTTTGGAGCTTCTTTATTTAGATTTACCACAGGTTCATCTTCAATTTCATCTTGGACTTCTAAAACAATATTCTTAGAAACATCTTCGATTGGATCTTTATAAACTTCTGGATCACTAAAACAACCAAAAATTTCACGTAAGAATTTTAACATATTCACCTCTTAAATAAATTTTTCATTTGGATTTCCATCAATCATTGACATCCATTCGTCAGCATGTTTTGTAGATTCCATCCACCAGCCATTATTATTTAATTGGTCATATTGCCAATCAAGAATAGAATTATAATTATCTTTCTTACATAATGCCCAGAAACGTTCATCTATTTCATTCATGGTAACGTCTGGATAGAACTTACAAGGATCTGCAATATCTTCATAAGGCGAGAATTTATTGTCTTTGAAGACTGTTCCAAGAAGAAGAGAACCTGCTGCACATGCTTCAATAAATCTTAGAGAAGACTTACATTTATTGAATTGATTTTCTACAATTGGAGCAATTGCAAAATCAGCATGTTCTTCTAAAACTTGTCTTGGATAGGATGTAGTATCTTTCCAAGGTAGTTGTTTAATCTTATTTGCAATTTCTGCAAAGAAATAAGGTTGAGAGCCAACTACAGTAAATTCAATTTTATCTTCTTTGACCATTTTAATTATCCAGTCTTTCCATGCACAATCAAAGTCACCTAAATCTGCAAGAATTCCATCTGGATGATCTCTATCGACTTTTGGAGGACATGGATTTCTATAGTGACATGGAGAACCTGTATAGATAATCTTTGGTTTTTTAAGATCTTCAGTAATATGAGGTTTACGTGGATAGGACCACAAGAAGCGTGGAACTACATTACGAATTACTCTTATATTCTGACAATTGAATTTTTTAATGAATGCATCTTTTAAATAATCAGTAGAGACTACAATTTCATCACAAAGAGAAACTGCTTTAGCAACTCTTTCATTGATACCTTGTATATCTTTATTAAAACCTTCAGATGCCATATTATATTCAGGAAGACCTTCACCATCAATATCAAAAATTTGGTCATCGCATTCGAAAACAATTTTATAACCAAATTTCTTTTGATGTATTTTATATTCCTGAAGGACAGCAATATCTTGGTCACCGATTGGACGCTGATAGATAATTGCTTTTGTTTGTTTTAAGATAGTTGCATCAAAAATAGGTTGTGGCGTAATAATTGGAGTAAATCCAATTTGGTCAAAACCATTATAATACATTGCGTTCCATCTTAATCTAACATGAGAACAACCAGAATGGTCTCTCACTATGATAATGACAAGAGATTTGTCATTTCTAGCATTAAGCATTTAATTTCACCTCACAATAATATAAATTAAAAATTATTCAAATTTTCAGTATTAAATTTTTTAACTAGTTGATATTTCTTTTTATCTTTATATGGAACTACTTCAATTTTTGTTGTATGTGGTTCAATTTCAGATGGATTAACTATTGTAATCATATTCCATTTCATTAGTAGAAAAGCAATAGAATTTCTTCTCTGAATATCTTCTAATGATACATTTCCAAATCCAGGATAACCATTTTTATCTGTACTTAGAACAAATAATTGTTTAAAATGTGCTAAGAAAAATGTATCAAAATGTTTTAATAAGTGGCATGATTGATAAATTATATTTTTCTTTTTATCAACAATACCAATTCTAGTAAGAGTTTCTTCAATTACTTTTTGATCGACTAATAAACGGATTTCTAACAATTTAGATGTTTCGTTCATTGCACCTCCTCAGGTTGCCAATCAAATTCTTTATATTCATTATCATACAAAATCTTAGCAACTATAGAAGGATCAATTTCATCTGTCATTACATCATAAAATGTTGGCATTATCAAATCTTTAATCTTCTTATAACGAACCAAATCCTCTGCAGGAATCTTGGCAAAACCAAAATTTGAATATCCATTTTCAGAATAAATCTTATCTATCTCTTGTTTAAATTTACTAACATTTAGAAATTTATTATTAAAGAATAAGTATTTTTCTTCCTGAATAATTCTTGCAGTCCACTTTTGTGGATTGATTGTTTTCATTATTTCTATAAAACCTACAGATTCAGTTAACTTGACTTTTCTAAAAGCCAAGTTTTCTAACTGATCATTTGTAGATTTACTTGCAAGATTTTGTACGTATTCAACTAAATTCATACTCTATTTATAGCTTAGGTAAGAAGAATGAAGGAGAGAAAGGTACCTTTTCAGCAACTGTTTCCTTACAATCTGGGCATACAAATTCAGCATAAGGACGAACTGTAAACATATAATTTGTCATATCATTTACTAGCTTAGAGAAACTCTTAGCGTCCATATTTGCTACATACTGATATGCATTGTAAATATCCATTCTCTTTCCATTTACTGATTCAATATTTACTGCGAATTCCAACAAATCTTCATTGAATGTTTCATAACTATCCTGACCGTTCTTCATACGGTTTGTGACAGCTTCCATACCAATTGTTGGGAAACGAGTTTTAATCTTGTCGCCTGCTTCTGTAATAAATTCAGAAGGAACGTCTTTATCAAGATAATCGACCTTAAGATTCTTTAGAGTGAATTCTAGATTTACTGTATTTTCACAGTGTTCACATTTATGCTTAATCTGGAATGGTAGATCATCATAAGTCAATGCTCTTAGATAGAAGATAAACCATAGCTTATCTCCAACCAAAATCTTATTTGTATCGATATTCAATACACAAGAAGAGATTGTTGAATTGATGATATAATTTGCATTCTTCTCATTGATAGTAGACAAATTCTTAATGTTCAAAGTTGATAACTTCTTAACATAAATGTCTTCTGTATAATATCTACCACGAGATGGCAATAAATGTTTGTCTAATAAAATAGCGTCTTTTGGTAGACTGTTTTCTACTGCTTTTGCAACAGCACCAAAGTCTGATTGATTAACACTATTTAAATCTAATTTTTCTGATTTCATATTTTTCACCTCACAAATAATTGTTATACTCTATTTATATCAATAAATATCTCAGGAGAATATTATGAATTATAAACAACCTGGATATGATATTTCAGAAAATAATTATTTCAAAGGCACTACTAATGTGACAGATGATAAAGTCACAAAAGGATGGCCTAAGAATTATTATTGTGCAGAAACAATGAGAAGTATCTCAATTGCTTTTACAAATTTCTTTAATGATTTACATGTAGTCCGTAAGAATGAATTTGGTGAACCTATTAAATGTATTCAGGTTCCTATTAAATTTGGACCACGTATGAAATCTTTTGATTTTAGAAAACAACAAGCAAGCGGTAAGGAATACTATATTAGTTATCCTAACTTGGCTTGGCGTTTTGATGGTATGTCTTT